AATCTTTGTCTATGTGCAGACAGTAATGCTAGAAGAGAGGAAACAAAACAAGAGAATTCCATTGATTTGGGAGAAAGACTTTTGGAATCAGCCTTGACAATGCCTTCCGCTTTTTGATATACTGTATATAGAAATGAGAAAAGTAACAAAAAATATCATGAAGTTAATCAACAAAGTCGGAGATTCACTATCTTTCCTGAAAAATGGAACCAAAAACTCATTAGTGATGGGTGCGGTAGGCAAAGTTGGTTTGATAACAGGACTGGTTACGACGCCTTTGATGTGGCCAATCTACTCAGTCCTGAACTTCACCAGTTTTTTAGGAGTAAAATTATGATAAATCCATTTAATGATGTAGATTACAAAGACCTTACTGATTCACAGAAGGCAGCAGTTGATGCATACTATGACAATGCAGATACTAATGACAACAATGACGGTTGTGTCTGCGGGGTAAAAGATTGTCCCGATGCATATGCCCATACAACAAGCGGGTATTAAGAGAATTATGAATGTAGCAGGACTAGCCGGAACCTTGAAAGAGACTATTCCAGCCCCTGCTATTATTAGGGGAAAATTATGACAGCAAAATATACAGATTATATCGGAATGGAGATCAAACAAGGTCTCGAAAAATGTATTGAGGAACCTCAATTCGAAAGCAACTACTGGAACAAACCATTAGAACCGATAATAAAAAAAGTAGGTAAAGTTAATTACAGTGAGTCCAACTATGCAACTGGCCCAATGACTAAAACAATCTTTGTTGAAGATGCGTTTGGTTCTAGGTACAAAGTTACAGTCGAAGACTTAAAACATATTAAAGGACACGGCTGGGTTACTAGCGATGTGTGGAGTAAAATTGACCACCACTGGGATAAGGAAGAAAACGATTATGTCGTTGACACTCCCGAATACAAAGAGTGGCTTAAGAATGCTCGTGCAAAATTTAATAGTAGGCTACCCACTGGTTTCTACGGTAAGAAAGAAAAGGTAGCATAATGGAATTAAAAGAAGCAGTAGATACACTCTGCAAAGATTTGACTAAAGAATACGAAAAGAAATGGCCGAGGTTAGCACTAGACGGTTCTTTCCATGATTATACGGAAGGTAAGAAATACATTCGTATATGTTATAACGAAGGTTCACCAAATGTTTACCCTAAACGAAGTGTTTGGGGATTCATTGCAAAACACGATTTCAAAGTTAAGAACAAAAAGAAAAGTGGTGGAGAGTTTATAGAATTTAAAGAAGGTGATGTTCTAATGGCAGCTGGGTGGAGAACTCCTACATTGAATGCACCAAGAGGAAATCTTTTAAAAGGATATCCAGTTAAACCACAAACAATTTATGGGCCGAGTTATTTAATATGATAGTAGCAGATTTCCTAGGTGGGCCTGAAAGAGCCGACTTATATAAAAAAGAATTTCAAGTTCAAGTGTCTTTCGTAGACTACTTGGTATTTAAAGTGTTTGGTGTTCGTGCTTGTTTAGCAAGAGTAAGCAAGAAGTACAACCAAGACTTCAACAAGGATTACTTCAAGGGAGTTAGACTATGTGGAAAAAAATAAAATCTCAAATGCCAGTTTACTTATACATGGCTATGGCATTATTAGTGATAAGTATTTTTATGTGGGCTACACCCGCGCACGCGGTGAAACAAGATGTAAATAATGATGAAGCATTTTGTCTTGCACAAAACATTTATTTTGAAGCAGGAAACCAACCACTCGCTGGAAAAATTGGAGTCGCTCTCGTAACCTTGAACCGAGTTAAATCAGAACAATTCCCCAATACATTTTGTGAAGTAGTCTATCAAACAAAAGAATATAGAGCCTCATGGAAAACTGGTGAGCTAATTCCTAAGAGAGGAATGTGTCAGTTCAGTTGGTATTGTGACGGTAAGTCAGACGAACCAAAAGACAGTAAGACTTGGGTTGCAAGTCAACAACTTGCCAATCAATTTTTACTAACACAACCTTTCGATTTAACAGAAGGTGCTATGTGGTATCATGGAGATTACATTTATCCTTATTGGGCTCAACACTTGAATGAGACAGTGCATATTAACGAACATATATTTTATAAGTAATGAAACAACAAGAATTAAATTTAGTACAAGATTTACCAAGGACTGGTCATATATCCGATATGGAATTCGCTAAGGTTCTTGATAAAACTGGGAATCATGTAATGTATGCAATGGGAACCTACGAAGAAATAGAAGACTATTGCAAGGGAAAAGGATACTGGGTAGATAAGTATTTGGATTATGTTGCACCGTCAACTGCAAGAGCGGGTGTCGAATATGTTGGCCGTAGTCAAGACCCATACAAATTACAAATAGGATTTGACTATGGAAGTGGAACCCGTAAAGTCGACAATTCTTTCTAGTCTAACAACTCAACCAAAAATGTTTATATTCGATATGTTTTTCGGATTTCTTTTTTTATTGGTTGGGTTTTACTTATGGAGAAACAAAGAGTTTAGATATCCTTTACTTGTAGGTGGAACCCTATATCTATTCTTTGCATTCTTATGGCATGTGCCTTTAGAATGGGATATTTACTAAACCATAAATAATATATTATGCCAACTTATGTATTTTTTAATCCTGACACTGGTGTAGAGTGGGAAGAACTTATGTCTATTTCTAAAAAAGAAAAATTTTTAGAATCACACCCACATATTGAACAAAGAATCACAGCACCTAATATTATAGGTGGTCACGGTGACCGTGTTAAGATAGACGGTGGATTTAAAGATGTCCTTAACAAAATAGGTGACGCGCATCCCGGCTCGAATGTCCATGAGAGACATGGGAGTAAAGATATTAAAAGAGAGAAGTCTATTCAGACTATTAAAAAGCATATGGACAAACAGCAGACGAAGTGATATAATATTATTATGCAAGTGCGAACAACCTTATTAGAAATAACCGATTTAGAAAACCTAGACCTTAAGACTGAAACAAGGGAAGGTAAGAGATATTACATAGACGAAAACGGAGAAGCATTCCCGAGTGTAACAACCGTTGTCGGCTTAGAATCAAGAAAGCAAATACAGTTGTGGAGAGAAAGAGTTGGAGAAGAAGAAGCCAACAAGGTTTCTACCATGGCTGCAAAGAGAGGAACTCTATTTCACCAACATGTGGAAGACTACCTTAAGAAGGAAAAGCCGTTTATAGAGTTTGAGAACATTCTACAAGAAGGAATGTTCCGTGCTGTCAGACCAGTTTTAGATGAAATAATCCCACTTGCTATAGAAGCTCCAATGTATTCGAACACCCTTAAAATGGCTGGACGAGTAGATTGTATTGGAATGTTCGAAGGTCGGTTGAGTATTATAGATTTTAAAAGCAGTGCAAAACCAAAAGAAGAATACATGGCTAAACCTTGGTATCTTCAAATGGCTGCATATGCATTAATGGTAGAAGAACTAACAGGTCATGAGATAGAAGAATGTCTGGCTCTGGTAGCGGTGGAAGGATCAAACTCATTTCAAATGTTTCGTTCTGACTACCGAGACTATATCGAACCCCTAGCTCTTTTGAGAAAACAATATAAAAACTTATATGGAATCTGATAAGATGATATCAAAAAAGGAATTCAGCGAGCAAGTTGAAAGGATACTTGCAAAGGGAAAGGGAAATGCAGATGTAATGTCAGCAATAATTAAAATATGTGAAGTGAATAAAGTAGAACCTGAGAGTGCAAAGAGATTAATCTCTACACCTCTTAAGGAAAAACTACAAGCAGAAGCTGAACAGTTAAACATGATTAACAGGCACACACGAAGTCAGTCTACCTTGAGTGGCTTCTTTACGGAGAAGAAGTAATGGAATATTATACGATAATGAACTTTATAATAGTAAGTATAGTTTCATACTATATTGGTCGTTACATGGCCGTGAGAAATAAGGAGAAAAAATAATGGATAAAGGTGATATTGTTACAGTAGTAACAGTGAGTGGAGAGTATGTTGGTATACTTGAATCCTTAGAAGATGGTAATGTGGAACTTAAAGACCCACGCATGATAGTCCAAACACCCGAGGGTGGTATGGGATTTGCACATGGTATTGCTGTCACTGGAGTAGAGAATCCTGAAGCCACCACATTTTATAATGCAGTATTTGTTACCCCGACAAATGACGGAGTAATTAAAGCACATAGAGAAGCAACCACCAGTCTTACGCTGGTGAAGTAATGACGAGTCGTGAAGGATACGATGCATACACTTTATACCTTGGTATAAAACTGCATTTCTATTCTAACGATTACGACTTTATTAAATACAATGGTAAAGTCAAAGCAGATATTAATTCGTTCATAAAGAGAAAGGACAAATACCATTTCGGCAAACTCTATAAAACCTACAAACAAGAACTACAAGATTTTTATATTGCCAACCTACTGGTTAAAGACCAATGGGTCGGCGACTTATTAGATAATGAATCAGACAAAGTATATAAGGAATGGAAGAAAAGAAATCAGAAGTTAACTTATATGTTCGAGACAGAAGTAAACGACTCGCTGTCCGCGGCAAGAAATATCGAAAAGCTGATAGAGGTTAAAGCAGGGCAACACCCAAAACTTTTAAAACGATATCTTGCAAAAGAAGTATCACCCGAAACAATGTGTATTATGGACGAGATAATTGGATTCAGTAAAGACTGGAATAGACTAATACAAGAGAAGGTCGTATATCCCGAAGTCCATACCAAGTTAAACAAGTATAAAGCATTCGTTACATATGACCATGCAGTATACAAGAAGAGATTAATAGAGTTATGCTCCACATAGTAGGAAATGGCCCAAGCAGAAAGCAGTATGACTTAAACTCTTTCGAAGAGTGGTGGGGTTGTAATGCAATCTATAGAGAAGGGATTTATCCTAATATACTTTTCTGTTTAGATATTCCCGTCCAACATGATGCAATAGAAAAAGGCATACTAGAACACTGCCCGATTGCCATGGGTGACTGGTATGGTGCGATGGATATATCTCACTATGAAGAGATAGAAGAAGTGTATACGATTATGGGAGCGAAGATAATAACGAACCGTTCCGAGTCCGATACTCATTTTATTGCACAAGGTGAAGGGGAAGACGAAGTGTATCTTACTTGCTATAATATAGTCCCCCCAAATGAGAACATTATTATGTATAATAATGAGAAGCTCAAGAACACTTTTTGTGGTATCAGTGCATTAGGATATGCAGCTTATAACGGATACAAAGAAATTACTTTAGTAGGGTTTGATGCATTAGACCCTGATATACAAGATTACGATAATGCGTTAAAAGGCTTAGATATAAGTTCTTATGCGCATAAATATACAGAGGAACATGCAGTATTTACTATACAGAAATACCAGTTTGTTTCTTTATTGAAAGACGACTTGTTTAAAGATATAGCGGTTTACTTTAAAAACCCTATTGACGAAGACAAGAAAGTCGTGTATAATGAACTTACTTATTATGAAAATAGTAAGGAAAGGTGGGTATTAGGAGAGAGTTCTCTTTTTACCTTTAGATAAAATGTTAATAAAATGCGATATAATGCATATACGAGGAAAATACTATGTCTACATCATTAGATAAGTTACGGGCAGCAATGGAAACTGCCTCTCCTACTCAAGGAGAAAAAAAGTCCTATTCCGATGACAGATTTTGGAAACCCGAACTCGACAAGAGTGGTAATGGGTTTGCAATAATCCGTTTCCTACCTACCCCCGAAGGTGAAGAAATGCCATGGGTCTCTTATTGGGATCACGGCTTTCAAGGGCCAGGCGGTTGGTATATTGAGAAGTCTTTAACGACTCTTAATAAACAAGACCCTGTGTCCGAATACAATACTACATTGTGGAATACTGGGATAGAAGCAAACAAAGAGATTGCACGAAGACAGAAGCGAAGACTTCACTATGTGTCAAACATCTATGTTGTTTCAGACCCTAAGAATCCCGACAATGAAGGTAAAGTATTCCTTTACAGATACGGTAAGAAAATCTTTGAACAGTTGAAGGAAGCAATTTCCCCAGCATTCGAAGATGAGAAAGCAGTTAATCCTTTCGATTTGAGAGGAGAAGGTGCTAACTTCAAAATCAAAATCAGAAAAGTCGATGGTTATTGGAACTACGATAAATCAGAATTTGATTCTGCAAGTCCATTGTTTGATGACGAAAATCAGTTGAATGATATATATACTTCTGTTCATTCGTTGTCAGATATTATCTCACCCGAAGAATTTAAATCTTATGACGAGTTGAAAACTAAACTCGAAAGGATTTTAGGACTGACGGGTGGTGTTAGTAATTCTACAGCTGAATCTATTGCAGAAGACCAAGACGAAGTGCCTTGGGCAGATGTCAATAAAGAGACAGTTGCAGAAGAACCAGTAATTTCAACTGCAGAAGCTACAGTCGGTAAAGACGGTGGTGAAGCAATGGATTACTTTAAGAAATTAGCTTCCGACAGCTAATTTCGAATAGGGGTTATCGTGCTACATAATGACCGTCAGGTGATACAGACGATAACTCACTTGGGCCGTGGAATGAAATGGGGGCACCAAGTAAGGGCAAGGTTAACAGCAAAATCATGCGGGTTAATCGGTTAAGAACGGGACTGCTGTAAGGCGTGGGGTGACTTAACACTTTTTTTAAACTATATAACACACAGATATGCCACAAGTTACGCCTAGAATAAATCCGAAGAATAAAAATGTCGAACCATTCGACAGAATGCTTCGTAGGTTTAAGAAACAGGTAGAACGAGCAGGCATCATTCAAGAGTGTAGAGATAGAGAGTATTATGTCAAACCTAATCAGAAGAGACATAAGAAGAATCAAGATATTACACGGAAGAAAAAGATTGACGCAAAGAAAGCTGCACTAGCAGAATCTCGAAGAAGTTGGATGTGGTGATGTCAAAAGGAAGTAAAAGAACAATTCAGAAACCGAAATCTCGGTATGCTAAAATACTATTTGATAAAGATAGTCCCTTTAAACATAAAGTCGTAAAAGACAAAACCAAATATAATAGGAAAGCTTCTAAGCTGGAACTACAGAAAGACGAGTGCCCGTAGGCTCTGGATTTGTTGTTGACGGGTCTTGCATTCTAACCATATTAGAAGAACTATTATTTTGAACTGCAACTGCATTCATTGGTGGTATGTAGCTTCCACCAGCACCATAGGTGTTTAAGTCACTTAGGTATTTTTGTTGTTCTGCTTCGTCCCGAGCATCTTTAAGTCTATCCCCGTCTGCCCTATCAATAGCTTCTGCTCTTGATCGTTGGAATTTAGAGTCGTAGTCGTCACTATTTACATCTTGTGCGCCAATGCCTTCATCATAATTCGCTTCCATATGCGCAAGTTCTCTATCGGCGTCTGTAGTTTGCATTGCATTATATTCTTCCATGCTTACACCAAGTTCTTTTGCATGGGCAGCGTCTTTTTCTTCTTCGGTTAATTCTTTAGATGCAATATAATCGTCTCTTGTTTTAAGTTCAGCTTCTGCTCTATCTGCCTTGAATTGTTGGATAGATTTTTCAATGAGAATATCATCTTCGGTGCCATGATCTGCGTCGCTTTGGTCTTGTCGAAATTGCATGAATTTTGCTTTTCCACCGTCTTCTATAAGGTCTTCTGTATCAACACCCGCTTCATGTAAATCCGACATTGTCGCCTGTTTGAACAGTCTTTCATCTTGTTTTCTATCGTATTCCCTGAGTGCTAAATCTTCATCTAGCTTTTTAATTTGAGCATCAGCCTCATGTTTTTCGGCCATGAGTTCTTCATCTGATTTTGCTTGGAACTCCGCTTCCTCTTGCACACGCTCGAGGGCTTCTGCTTCTTTCTCTTTAGTAAGTTTCCTGATTTCTCTACGACTCATACCTTCGAGTTCACCGTTAGCTCTCATTTCATCAATTTCTGCTGCGGCTTGTTTGTTTGCCTCATCGGTCATTGCTTGTTTCTTGGCCTTTCTTTCTTCAATACCTTTTAACTCTTCTTCTTCAGCATCAGAAGTAAGACCTAAGATTGATTTAATCTTTAATACCTTTTCTCGAATGAAGTCAGATATATCTTGCCAGATATTAGAAAAGAAGTCTGCGATATTACCCACAACCGCTTTGACTTTATCTATCATTGCAGTAATCTTTTCTGATATAGTTGTTTTAATAGATTCGAAGTTTTGGACTAAGAACATAATACCCATTACAAGAGCTGCTACTGCTAACCCTATTAATAATGCAATACCAATTATTGGTGCAGCTGCAATCATCATACTAACTGCAGAGGCAATTAATCCTGCGACAAATGCAATACTAGATATTATAAGTGCTGGGAGAGCCATTAAGAATGCTGCTGCAGATTTCCCCATTTGTTTTATGGTTCCCCACAATCCTTTCATCATTGCTGGGAAGTTTTTTATCCATGCAATAGTCGCTGCTCCCATTGCCTTTGCACTCTCTTTCATTCTTCCACCTAAGTCGGATAACTTCTCCATGGAAGAATTAAAACCATCAGCTAATTTAGAACCAGCTTTAGATAGTCTAGAACCAGCTTTAGGAACTTCAGCTGAACCATCTTCTATATCACCTCCAGCTGCAGATAGTATACCACCAGCTTGAGAAACTTTTGAACCACCTTCTTCTGATTTATCTTTTGCGTCTTCAGCTCCCTGACTAAATGGCCTAAATATCCTACCCATTTTTTCACTGAATTTTAAATCTCTAAATCCTTTCGTAGCTTTTTTATCACCGTCCTCTATAAGAGTTTCAGTTCCACCCCACCAGTCTGCCATCTTCTGGCCGGGATTGAATTCCTTACCAAAGAATTTTGTTGCACCTGCGATAGCATTGTTTGCAACTTTGAACGGAGTTGCAATGAGGGTTCCAACTGCTTTCACTTTATCCATTGCATCACCAGTCATTTCACCAAGGTCTAATAGACCACCAGTTAATTCTTTAATGGCACCACTTGCAGAACCAAGGGATTTACCCATAGTTCCGTCAACTTGGATTTTACCCATAGACTTTCCGAGTTCGTCTAAGGGTTCGAAGACTCCTTCTGTTGCACTCCAACCTTCTTTCATGGTTGCGTCCATGGTCTTTTCGAATTGGGCTAGAGAGACACCTCTTGAAGCTGCCATTCTTTCTCTATTTGCAACTTCTAATGCGTCTGCCTTTTCCTTTGCCTGCATGGCCTTGATGCCAGATTCAGCTGCAGCATTTAGTTTCTCAGCAGATTTTTTATAAGTATTAGCGTTAGCCTTCGTCCACCTTTCAAGGGCGTCTGTCCTATCTTGTTGCAATTTCTCGGATCGTTGTTGATCCTTTTTTAGAAATGCATCGGCTTGCTTACTCGAGCGACCGTCTTCGTCTTTTTTTGCCATTGGTTAAAGCCTTATTCTTCTTCTTTTAATTCTTCTTCTACTAAAAGTGAAGCTTCAGTTTTATCAACTTGTTCTTGCCATAGTTCTAAAGCTCTATCATATGAAGCCTTTGCAGACTCATATTGTAGTTCGTCCAGTTCGTCCTTGTTAGGTTCTACTGGTGCGTTATCCTTTAGACTTTCAAGATGATTTGAATCATCATGTGATTCATTTATTGTTTCTTCTTCTGCCATTTTGTTTTCCTCTACTAATTAAAAATTAATCACTCTTATTGGTAGCATGTTCTTTTGCAGCGGAATTGACATATAGTCCAAACCAAGCTGCTCCAGCACCA